TCAGCGTGATACTCGCCTGCACCGCCATCCTCGGACTTGTCCCAGCGATGGCCGCAGAAGCCCCCCAAACGCCTCCACAGCCCCCCAGAAGCGTCACCACCCTCACCCCCACCACAACCACCCCACCACCCATCAGAAGGCCTCTGGAGGTCGCTGAAGGGCAATCATGCCCAGGTTGGATGGACGTTGCCAAGGATGCCGGGTGGCCTGAAGAAGAGCTCCCGATGGTTGGAGCCGTCACCTACTTCGAGTCCCGATGCCTCAACTCGGTACGGGGAGACAACGGCATCTCGTGGACCGCATGGCAGATCCATACGAAATCGTGGTGTCGCCCCAACCGGTATTGGCCAGACGGTTATTTGCAAGCCATGCAAATAGTGACCACCTGCAAAGACCTGATGACGCCCGAGGTGTCTGCTCGGGCGGCGTTGGAGATTTGGCGGGTGGGTGGCTGGAAGCAGTGGACAACCCACAAACTTGCATCCACCACCTTGGGGCAGTAATCCCCTAGCGTCGAATCTGACCCACAAGGAGGGCTCATGAAACCATCAGAGAAACTGTTACTCAACGGCATGTTCATGTTCGCATGGATAGGCCTCTGGTTGATTGGACCAGAAAACCCTGACACCCCGTACACAGGATGGCAACTTGGTATCTTCGCTGTCGTGCTCGTCGCAGGATTCATATCGGCTGTCCGTTCATGGACACAGCTGCTTCAGCAACGTCACGCTGAGCGTCTCAAAGAAATCTTGGAGCGCCGTGACCGACGAACCAATCGCTAACTGGACAAACGAAGACAACGTCTTCATCGGCAGACACCCCTCGTGGTACCGTCACGCAGCGTGCTACGGCAAATCAGGCGACCTGTTCTTTGAGGAAGGTGTACGGCGACTCGTCATTGAAGCCAAGTCGTATTGCGTCAAATGCCCAGTTCGCATCAACTGCCTTGAACACGCCATCGCCAATGAAGAGGTTGGTGTGTGGGGTGGGATGACAACAACTGAGCGCAGGCGTGAGGTGCGTCGTAGGATGAGGATTCGTGGCGCATCCCAATAAACGCAAAGGCAACCGAGCAGAGCTTCTAGTAGCCAAATGGCTACGAAAGTACGGATGGGTGAACGCTGAGCGGAGTCGTGCCGGTTGGACTGATGACCGAGGCGACATTGACGGCATCCCAGGTGTCTGCATCGAAATCAAAGCCGAAAAGAAGATTGACCTACCCGGCTATCTGAAAGAACTTGAGCGTGAGATGTCAAACGCACGAGCATGGACAGGGGCAGTCATCGTCAAACGGCGAGGATCAGAAGACGTAGATGACTGGTACGCTGTCCTCCCCGCCAAACTTTGGGCCGAGCTGCTCGCCATGCTTGACCAACCAACACCCCCACGCTAAGGTTCACCCCCTAATCCCAATAAGCCCACAACAACAAGGAGAAAACGAATGCCCGCCAGCGACAACTTCACCACAGGTGAAGCACCAAAAGACCGATGGGGTCGATACCTCATCAAAACCCGAAGCGGAAAAGAAACATCTTTTCCACGAGTCACCACCATCGCCAAATCACTTGACGACGAAGGAGCACTCACAGCGTGGAAGGGTCGCATGACTGCGACAGGACTCGTGCAACGCAACGACCTCCTCGTCGCAGCATCAGCAGCCCTAGAAGACCGAAGCGCCTTAGACCGCATCGTCCAACAAGCCATCGAAGCAGCAGGAGCATCCAGCAAAGCCAACATCGGCACCGCACTCCACTCACTCACCCAAGCACTCGACCTCGGCCAACAACCAGCAATCCTCCCAGGACTCCAAACCGACGTCAACGCCTACACCACAGGCATCACCCAACACGGCATCATCATCGACCCACGCTTCGTTGAAGTGTTGTTGGTGAACGAAAAGTTTGAGTATGCCGGGACGGCGGATCGCATCGCCCGATTCAACAACCGCAAAAAGAAACAAATCATGGACTTGAAGACAGGTTCCATTGACTACGCCATGAACGCCATCGCAGTCCAGATGGCGATGTATGCCAACGCTGATTACATCTACGACTGGCGCACCCAAGAACACATCCCGATGCCAGACATTGACAAAACTCGTGGCGTCATCCTCCACCTCCCAGCAGGCCAAGGCACCCTCGCCCTCTACGAAGTAGACCTCGTAGCCGGATGGGAAGCAGCACAGTTGGCGATGGAAGTTCGAGCATGGCGCAAACGCAAAGACCTCCACATCAAAGTCCACGCCGACACAACCACCACCCCAGAAGTCGCCGCATCCAGCGATCTGAACCGCACCGACACCCTCACCCGAATCAAGAACCTCCCAGCCCCAGCACAAGAGTTGTTGAAGAAACATTGGCCTGCCCCAGGCGTCAAACTTCCCGACCTTGACGAAGCACAGTTGGACATCCTGATGGTGCGCCTTGACCAGTTGGAGACAGAGTTCTCAGCCCCGTTCCTCCCGAACAACGAACCAGAACTTCAACCCATCGCCACCACCACCACCAAGAAGAAGGCTCCAACCCGAAAGCCGGTCAAGAAATGAGATTCGCCTACGCTGACCCGCCATACTTCGGCAACGGCAAACGCCGCTACTCAGAACACCCAGAGGCACAAATCTGGGATACTAAAGACGCCCACTTTCAACTCATTGAACGTCTTACAAACGAATACTCAGACGGATGGGTGTTGTCCTGCAACCCATCGGATTTGAGATGGCTGTTGCCGGTATGTCCAGAGGACTGCCGAGTCGGAGCATGGGTCAAAACATTCCATCAAATCAGACGAACCACCACCCAATATGCGTGGGAACCTGTCATATTCCGTGGCGGTAGGCAAGACCCTCAACGCAAACCAATGGTTCGAGACTGGCTCTCTTGTGCAACCACAAGAAAGAAAGGAACCGTCGGAGCCAAACCAGATCAGTTCAATGAATGGGTATTGTTGCTGCTCGGATTTGACGCCAGCCAAGATGTTCTTGATGACCTATTCCCAGGCTCAGGTGGCATGACACAAGTTCTAACCAGCCAAGGAGAATCAGCATGAGCGCCTCCGAAGGCAAACTCGTCCCCGAGGAAACCGTCATCATCTTGCAAGGCCGATTCAAGAAGCTCTCCGACAAGCATCGACGCATCATCCTTGACATCGCTGAGGAAGCCCACGGCTCCATCAGCATGAACCCACCAACCGAACGACGAATCGGCATCGCCCGAATCCTGCTCGAAATCGCTGAGCAGGATGACGTGATAGATAAGGATCTTGTGCGTAGTATCTGCGAACTGCGCACAGGTAAGAAATACAACACCGCAGGAGAAGCCCTGGCAGACCTGTCATGGGTTGACGCCGAACGAGTTTGGTCGTCATTCCAAGACATCTATGCGAATCGGGTGCAACTCGAATACATCCCAATAAGCAACCACTACATCATCAAGGAGAAAACTCATGGATGAGTTCATGGAATCAACATCAGGCGGCCCGAAACTGCCTGCACTCAAATTCGCCAAAGTCGGCGACACCCACACAGGGGTCGTCACAGAGGTGACCAAACTGCAAGACAAAGACCCAGCAGGCAACGTCAAAACCTACGACAACGGTGATCCACGCTGGGTGTTCGTCTTCACCCTCGACACCCCAACCGGTGCATCAAACCTGTGGGTACGAGGCCAGATGGTCAAAGCCATCCGAGAAGCAGCAGAAAAAGCATCCGTCAAAACGCTCGTCGGTTCCACCCTCAGCGTCCGCTACACAGGCGACGGCGAAAAGAAATCGGCTGCATTCAACGCACCCAAGCTCTACGCCGCCAAAGTCGAACCAGCAAAGAACGACGCCTCGGCGGAAATGTGGTGAGCCTCCTCGCCCCACTCTCTGCTGGGGCGTTGATGCTGGTCGTTCTCTGGCTTGCCCTGCGTAGGTCAGAGAACGACCACCACAATCAGTAGTCCTCGTGACCGGGGCAGGTTTTTCCCTTCCCCTTTTCCTGTCCCGGTCACACCCCACTAGAAAGTTGCCATGACAAAACAAGAGATACGAGACGCCATCAACTTCCTGCGACGAGTGTTCGTCGGCCAAGGAGACGTAGACCGCCTCGAAGCAGTCATCAAAGCCCTAGAAACCGAACTCGCAAGGAGAAACAAAAAATGAGCTACGACCAGGACGCCCTACGACAAATGAACGAGGAGGCACAGATACGCATCAGCGAACTCTCCACCGCCCTCGCCACCATCACCGAACAACGAGACAACCTCCAAGACTCACTCGATGCAGCCATCAAAGAAATGGACGCACACAAAACCCACATCCACCACCTCACCACCACCATCGAACGGCTACGCCTCCACATCCAACAAGGAGTTGAACTGTGAACCACGACTACACCAAACCCGACAGCAACGGTGCAGACATCCTCACCGAAGCCCACAACCTCATCACCGGACCACGCCAACAGGCCTACTCACACCCATTTGACGACTATTGGAAAGTCACCCAACTGTTCCACAACATGACCGGCATCCAACTCTCCATCAAACAAGCCATCACCTTCATGATCTGCGTCAAACTTGCACGCATCGCCACCAACGACCAACACGGACGCTGGCATCGAGACTCCGTCGTTGACGCAGCCGGATACCTCGGCTGCCTCAGCATGGTCCACGAACACATCCAACAGAAACGTGAAGACGCCGTCACCAGATTCAAGGAGAACTCGTGAACATCGCCGACCCCAAATTCGCCACCGTGCTCGCCGACCAAGACGGCCACTCACGCTGGATCGGACACATCGACGCCACCGACATCATGAACGCCTACCGCACCGGAGGCATCCACCTGCTCGTCACCCTCAACCCAGAAGGTGACGTCACCGTCGCATTCAAGCCAGGGCGACACTGGCAAACCACCTGGTCGCCACCAATAACCTTGGAACGCAAATGAACACACTTGACCCGATCCGACCCTGCGGATGCAGTCCACTCCCCACCTATCCACAATGCGAAGATGGCGATGACGAAGAAGACTGACCCCATCGAGCACTACTTGAACAGCACCGGGGCAGGCTGGTGCATCAAATACGTCCTCATCGCCGTCGTTGAAGACGAAGACTCCGACCAATCGTTCTACATACAATGCTTAGAAAACCAGACAGCAGCCGAAACCATCGGCCTCTGCGAAGCTGTCTCCCACATACAGAAAGCCAAGATTGCAAAAGCATGGATGGACAGAGAAGCCGAAGAAGAGTGACCCGTTGGCACTGCCCCCGATGCCCCAACCACATCACCCTCCACGTCACCCCCACCACACCCCCCACCTGCACCCGCCACAACCCACCCCACCCCATGAACCCCCGTAAATAGGGGGGTTTTGAGGGTGGTTGCATTTGTCTAACAGACCTGATACATTGTCATACATGGCAAAGGAGGCCACAATGAACACCAACACACAAGAACAATACGGAGACAAAGCTTACGGCGTCAACTGGGTCAAGACCCCGAACGCAGACATCAGCAAAGGATTTACCACCGTCATCGTTGACGGACAAGAAGTCAAGTTCCACGGACACAAATCAAACGCACAGGCATGGAACTTCATTAGCAAGACCATCGCCAAGCGTGGCGTTCGTGTCATCAACGGCGCAATCATCACCAAATAACCACAACCAAGGAGACAACCAATGACAACCACAACCAAACTGGTCGGCGCACCAATCGCCATTGACCACCTACCAACCAAAACCAAACACGAAACAAGCACCTACCGATTCCAAATCACATTTGATTGCGGAACCTACAACGACATCCTGGTATTCGAGTTCCCAACAGAATCAGACAAGAACTTCAGCGCAATGATGTGGCAGCAGTTCATCGAAAAGGCAAAGGACTTGGCATCAGAATGAAGACCTATCCAATGGTGTCGTTCCGATGCGACAACCAATTCCGGCGAGCCTTAGAACGAGAAGCCAAACGACGAGACATGAGCGTCAGCGAACTGATCAAAGAAGCCGTCACCTTCCACCTAGAAAACTTGAAAGAGACACGATGAAAGTCCTCTCACTCTTCTCAGGAGTCGGCGGATTCGACCTCGGCTTAGAAGCTGCTGGCATGGAAACCGTGTTCCAATGCGAATGGGACAAACACGCCACCAACATCCTCGAACGCCACTGGCCTCATGTTCCACGATGGGGAGACATCTCCACCCTCACCGGCAAACACATCCTCAACCACGCACCCGTCATAGACGTCGTGGCGTGGGGATCACCATGCCAAGACCTGTCCGTCGCAGGCAAACGAGCAGGCTTAGAAGGGGCACGCTCGGGACTATTCCATGAAGGTGTACGAATCATCAAAGAACTACGAAAGGAAACCAACAATGAATACCCAAGAATCTCTATTTGGGAAAACGTCTACGGGGCACTCAACTCCAACCGAGGCGCTGACTTCGGGGTCATCCTCAACGAAATGGCTGAAGCAGGGGCGCTGGTCCAAGAATGGCGAGTCCTGGATGCACAATACTTCGGAGTCCCACAACGGCGTCGAAGAGTGTTCCTCATCTCTATCTTTGATACTGCAACCGCAACACGATGTCCCAACCCGCTACTACCTGTCAGCGAAGGCGTGCAGTGGCATCCTGCGACGAGCCACACGACGAGGCAAACAACTCCCGGAACGGTTGCAAACTGCCTTAGAGTCGGTAGTGGCGTTGGCGAACGAGGGGACGGCTCAGACAACCTCGTCGTCACACCAGCAAGCTTTGGAAGCGGTAGTTTCGGCGGCTGGACAGCCACCGACACAGCCATAACCCTCTCCCAACGGGATTACAAAGGCAGCATGACGCTTGCCGTAGAACAATCGCGTCTCCTCGGCTCAGAGATTGTCGGTTCACTGAACGCCGTTGATTACAAATGGCCACAGAATCAACAACTAGACGAAAACAAGTTCATCGTAGAACCGTACGTCAAATCAAAGCGGCCTCAAACAGCAACCGACGACGAAACATGGGTCGCAGATCAACCCAACCCAACACTCAACGCCTTCGACCAAGGCGACACACGCACCACCACCGTCATCGTGGAAGACCCCGTGTTGATGCGTCAACGAGAAGGCAAACCAGGAGGAGGCAAAGGCCCACTCCTCTCCAACGACAAATCATTGACCCTCTCCGGCAGCAACGACCAAACATTATTCACACCAATCGGATTCAGCCACACGCAAGGACTTTCAGCGCAACCATCCGAAGATGCGTGGCCGACACTACGCACCGAAGGCAACGGCATGGCAGTCGCTTACGACGAATACAACGACACCATCGGCGGAGAAGTTCACCATGCGCTACGAGCAGGAACCAAACAATCCACAGGCGTAATGACCACCATGGCTGTCCGACGCCTCACCCCACTCGAATGCGAACGACTCATGGGATGGCCTGATGACTGGACAGCAGGACAATCAGACACCCACCGATACAAACAATGCGGCAACGGCGTAGCCTCACCCGTCGCCCAATGGATCGCCCAACAACTCCTCAAACTCAACACACCATGACACACCGACGCAGCCGACCCAAACACCACTGGTGCTTCCCCACCCACAACCTCATCAACCACTTCCCACCCGGCACCAACACCCACACCATCGCCAAAACACTCGGCACCACCACCACCACCATCCACCGATGGAAAAACCACAACATCAACCTCACCCCCTACCAAGCCGACCACTACGCCATCAAACTCGGCGAACACCCCAGCATGATCTGGACCAACTGGTTCGACCTGCCAGAATTAGCATCCAACAAACAAGGAGACAACAATGCTGCTCAAAGGTGACTGCCGACAACAACTCGCAACACTCCCCGACAACTCGGTCCACGCCATCATCACCGACCCACCCTACGAACTTGGCTTCATGGGCAAAATCTGGGACTCCACCGGCATCGCCTACAACCTTGAAGTCTGGCAACAATGCTTGAGAGTGTTGAAACCGGGTGGGCATCTGTTGGCGTTCGGCGGATCACGCACCTACCACCGCTTAGCTTGCGCCATCGAAGACGCAGGATTCGAGATACGAGACCAAATCATGTGGGTCTACGGCTCCGGCTTTCCCAAATCACTCGACGTCAGCAAAGCCATCGACAAACAAGATGGTCATTGGCGAGGCAAAGCAGGCGCAGTCAGTTCAACGAACGGAGCCATGAGTGGCCCCAACTATGAACGCAGCGACAAGGGAGACCCAATTACGGATGAGGCGAAGCAGTGGGACGGGTGGGGCACAGCGTTGAAACCCGCCCACGAACCCATCGTCCTCGCCCGCAAACCACTCAACGGCACCGTCGCCAACAACGTCCTCACACACAGCGTCGGCGCACTCAACATCGACGAGTCTCGCATTACTTCAACCGACAATTTTGATGGACTCAAAGGCAGACCTATTCAGAAACTTGCCACACGCAGACACGGCGAAACAGAAGAAGAATACGATTTGCGAATACATGAATCACCAAGCCAACAGCAAGCACTAGAAAAGCTCAAAACATTGGGTCGTTGGCCTGCGAACTTCATTCATGACGGCTCCGACGAAGTCCTCCAACTCTTCCCCGAAGTCAAAGGTCAGGTTGGCATGAAGAAAACTGTTGGCGGTCACAGATTCATTAAAGGCGATTTAGAGACAGTTCAACAATTCAACTACGGGCGACAAGACAGTGGTTCGGCTGCCCGGTTCTTCTACTGCGCCAAAGCATCACGCACCGAACGCAACACCGGACTTGACCACCTACCTAAACATCAAGGCGGAAGCTACGAAGGACGGGCAGACGGGTCACTTGGCAAGAAAACCGACCCAGCATCCAACTTCCATCCCACCGTCAAACCACTCGCCCTCATCCACTACCTCATCAAACTCATCACCCCACCAGGCGGAACCATCCTCGACCCATTCCTCGGCTCAGGCACCACCGCCGTCGCAGCCACACAACTCGGCCACCCATGGATCGGCTGCGAATTGACTGAGGACTACTGGCCAATCATCGAAGCCCGAGTCGCACACGCCACCCAACTAACCTAAACACACCCCGCCCCACAACACCCCAAGGACACCCGCCAATGACCATTCTCGACCACGCCCTCCTCTACGCCCGACGAGGCATCCGAATCATCCCCATCGCACCAGGCGAAAAATATCCGGCAGGAATCGAAGCATGGCAAACCATCGCCACCAGCAACGAAACCACCATCACCGAATGGTTCACCACCACCTACAAAAACTGGGGAGTAGGCATCTGCACAGGCCGAGCAGGCACACGCCAAATCTTCGTCCTTGACATCGACGAACACAACCCACAACAATCAGGCTCAGACACACTCAACGACCTAGAAACAGAACACGGCAAACTCCCCGACACCGTCACCGTCCTCACCCCAACCGGCGGCAAACACCTCTACTTCACCACACCCATACCCATCCGCAACGACGCAGGCAAACGCCTCGGCCCAGGCCTAGACATCCGAGGCGACGGCGGCCAAGTCCTCGCCCCACCCACCATCCACCCCAACGGCAAACCATACGCCTTCGAGGATGGCTACAGCATCACCGACATGAAACCAGCCGACGCCCCCGAATGGCTCATCAAACGATTGACAGCAGAACCCAAAATAGATCGCACACGCCCAGCAGACGGCGACATCTTCCTCACCGACCCCAACTCACCCTCCACCCGCTACAACAACCAACACCACTGGAACACCATCCTCACCCAAGACGGCTGGACCTACGTCTACCAAGGCCAAGACGGCACCGAATACTGGCGACGACCAGGCAAAACCACCGGCATCTCCGCCAGCCTCAACCACAACAACAACGACGCCCTCATCGTCTTCAGCAGCAACGCACCCGTCCCCGAAGGCGGCTACAGCAAATTCGGCTACCACGCCCAACGCCACCACCAAGGCTCCTGGAAAGCCGCAGCAGCCCAATACCTCAACACCAACCCCAACACCACCACCGCCACACCCGACGAACTCCTCTCACAACTCATCAACTGGCAAGACTTCTGGAACCAAGACCACAAAGCAGAAGACTGGATCGCCTACCCACTCATCGCCCGAGGCCGACAAACCGCCCTCTTCGCCGTCAGCAAAGAAGGCAAAAGCTACATCGCCCTCGCCTGCACCGCAGCCCTCGCCACAGGCAAACCCATCTTCGGACGCCCAGCCCAACCCCCAACCCACGTCCTCTACCTCGACTACGAAATGACCTCCTCCGACCTCCTCGAACGCCTCGACAACCTCGGCTACACCCGAGAAGACAACCTCACCCACCTCCACTACGCCCTCATCCCCTCACTCCCCCCACTCAACACCTACGAAGGCGCAGCCGCCGTCATGAAACTCGTAGAGCTCACAGGTGCCCAAGTCGTCGTCATCGACACCACCGGACGAGCCGTACAAGGCGAAGAAAACTCAGCCGACACCTACCGAGAATTCGCACGCACCACAGGACTCGCCCTCAAAGCCGCAGGCATCGCCCTCCTCCGCACCGACCACGCAGGCAAAGACAAAGGCAAAACCCAAGGCCAACGAGGATCCAGCGCCAAAAACGACGACGTCGACATCGTCTACCACCTCCAACGAGACGGCCACACCATCAAACTCACCCGCATCTTCTCACGCATCGGCTGGGCACCCAACGAAATAGAACTCGTAGAAGAACAACTCGAAGACGACTACAACCCCATCCGACTCAAAGAAACCCAAGAAACCTTCACCCAAGACACCTACGACCTCGCCCGACGCATCCTCTCAGCCTTCCCCGAACTCAAACCCGGCATGAAGCAGGAAGACACCCTCAAGTTCAGAGACGAAGCCAGGGCACGAGGCATCAAAGCCAAGAACTCCAAATGGTCCAAGGCGCTGCGAGCCATTGCCCAAAACAGGCTCCGAGACCCACTTGAATGATGTCCCCGAATCGGGGACATGACACGGGGACACCAATCTGAAACCGTTGGTGGATAAGGGGACATGTGTGTGTAACGTAGTTACACACATGTCCCATCCCTCGTCCCCACACAAATAAAGAACAAACGCACTAACTTCAACACAAGCTCTATGCCCATTCGTCGCCCCTGCATCAACTGCCGACGACTCACCACCCAACCCACCAGGTGCCCAACCTGCACCGGCAAACAACAAGCCATCCGCAACGCCTCACGACCCCACTACCGAGGCGACTACCCAGAACGAGCCCGCCTGGTTAGAGACACCGCAACCCACTGCTGGATCTGTGGCGAAGGCCCACGCCCCGACGACCCCTGGACAGCCGACCACGTCTTCGGCCCTGAGTCCGACGTCCTCGCAGCAGCCCATCGCAGTTGCAACTCCAGTCGAGGCGCACGAGACCAACGACGCTGACCCCACCCCGGCATCAACGGGGGTGCCCCAAAATCTGGGCGGGGGTAGCCGAAAATGACCCATGCCGTGCGCAGTGAACGCACGGTAGGTTGCGCCCTACCGCCTAGGCTCGTTGCGTGCCCAAGCCACGAACAGGAACCGGCGGAGGCCGCAAGGCCGAACCGATTGAGAAGAAGCGGCTGCGTGGCGCCAGGATCCGGAACGGTCTGTCTGCCATGCCGGTGCCTGAGTTCGCCCTGGCAACCGTGAGCCTGACCGATCTGCCTCCTGCCCCGGTGTCGTTGGGGGAGTATGGGCGGGCTCATTGGACGTTGTTCTGGGATGCAGGTCGTCGGCATTTGTCGGAGAAGCATGACTCGGCGTTGGTGCAGAAGTTGTGTGCAGCCATCGAGCAGGTGGCGTTGATTGAACAGTGGCAGGGTTCGGATGTGTCACGCTGGTTCTATGAGACGGCGAACGGCCAGTTGGTCACCCATCCGCTCATCAAGCAGAAGGGGGAACTCAATGCGCAGATCACGGCGTGGCTATCGTTGTTGGGGTTCACACCGTCTGATCGGGCTCGTCTTGGTCTCGCCGAGATAAGGGTTGCTAATGAGCTTGACCAATTCCGTCGTCGCAACACCAAGGTGGTCGACTCCGTGGAAGTATCCGAAGACTGAGGGTCATAAGGTCGCCGATTTTGCGGAGACCTTTATGCATGTATCCAAGGGGATTCGTGCTGGTGAGCCGTTGGTGTTGACGCCGTGGCAGAAGAGTTTGATTGACAATTTGTTTGAGCGTCGTAATGACGGCCTGTTGCGTTATAAGCGTTCGGTGATTGGGTTGGGTCGTAAGAACGGGAAGTCGTTGATTGGGTCGCTGGTTGCGTTGTATGGGTTGATTGAGGGTGAGCATGGGGCTGAGGTGTATTCGGCTGCTGGTGATAGGCGTCAGGCTCGTG